CCATAGGCTATTCGGCCATAGGTTGACGTGGCGCTCGCGAAACAGATCGAACTCCTCGGCCGTCTGCGGAATGTCGGTCATGGCTTCCTCTTGGGTGCGGGGAGGGCAAAAAATAGCCGTTGAGTTTCAATGGTGCCATTAAGCCCGCACCTTCGGCCTAAGCCATTGACATGGGCCGGAAAATCGACAACTACCTCTCCCACCAGCATATTCTTAAGCATCGGATTTTCCTAATCTTTCAGACCTGCGGCCCGTACCTTTTCGTCAGGTAAGGGAATAGATGTTCGCCCATCGTTCGCCAATTTGCCGATGGCCTCACGCGCCAGGCGGGCACGATCCGCCGACCGGGTATAGTGAGACGCCATCCGGCCGCCGACCCATCCGAAGATGGCCTCTAGCTGCGCCACAGTCGCCCCGTTGTTTGCTGCCCGAGTTGCCCCGGCCTTGCGTACCCCGTGCGCCGATTTCCGAATCCCTGCCTTCCTGCAAGCCTCAGAGAACAGGTTGCCGAATGACTCCTTGGCGAGCGGCCCGCCACGGTCGCCGCAGATGAAGGCGAGTTCGCCAACGGGGCCGGTGCGCAAGGCTTCGTCCAGCTCAGGCAGGATCGGGATTATGACCTCGATCTGGCCTTGGCTCTTTTCGGTGCGGATCGTCGCCACGCCGTTGCGGACGTGCTGCTTGCCGATCCTGACGGCATCGCCACGACGCAGGCCGGTATAGAGCAGGACCGCCAGCCATACGCGCTCCTTGGTGCCGAACGGCCATCGGGCCTCATACTTGGCAAGATCGTCCTCGGTCCAGACCGGGAAGCCCTGCGTCTTGCGCTGCGTCGGGTATTCAACGTCAGCCGCCGGATTGAGCTTCACAAAGCCCGCGCCCTTGGCCCACTTGAACAGGCCGCGCATGGTGTCGATCAGGTGCCGCGCCTGGGCCGGGGTATCGGCCCGCTTGTCACGAGCTGCGGAAAGGCCCTGCGCCGTGATCGCCGTATAGGGTTGCTTCGCCGCCCCTGACGCTGTGATCTGCCGGAAGATGTTTTCCCGCTGCCGCTTCGTCGCCGTCGATAGCGACCGCCATGCGCCGGTTTCCCGATAGCGCGCGATCAGCCATTCCAGGCTGCCGGTTTTTGGGCCGGTCGCGCTCGGGCGCTCGCCACGGACGGCGGCTTCATACTGGAGCCTGAAATCATCGGTGCCGAAATCAGCCTTTAGCCTGATACGAGGCCCCTTGCCGATGCGGACATACCAGACCTGCCGACCGTGGCGGGTGCGCTCGGAATGAAGATGCGGAGGGCGAGGGCGGGGCATGGTGCCGATCAAAGGACGATCTCCTTCGTCGGCTCAACGGCATCCCCTGTGAGTTCAGGGGAAGTCGGGACAAGCCGGATCAGCATGGAGCCATCCGGCTTGACTTCGACCGCAGACGCGCCTTCACGCTTTGCCGCCCGGATTGCGCGGGCAACGTCAGCTTGCGTGAATTTGGCGGGTGCGCGGCTCATGTCGATCAGTGGCTGAGAGTGCGATTAGCGGACGAGGCTAAAGAGCCTCGCCCAAGATTTCGCGCTTGAGTGCGCCGCATTTGTCATCCTCCCACGCGATCTCGCCGTACATGGCAACGATCCACCATCGCTCGCCTTTCCATTTCGGCGGGACGAGGGTCGCGTGAAGGGTGCCGCGCGTACAGAGATTGAGTGGGCCTGGTGCGGTGTGGGTCACGCCGGGCGCAGCGGGTTCGATACCGCGACCGCCGTTCGACGGATTGCCCTTGCTGTCCGAACACCAGAACGCGAGCGTTGCGCCGGCTTCTTGTGCAATTCGCAATCTCTCTTGCTGCTCTGGCGGCCACTCCGTAGCGAAGTGTGGTATGGTGGCTGTCCAGTATTCTTTCGAGCCGTCGCCGTCGCCGTCGCCGTAGCCGTAGCCGTCGCCGGAGCCGTAGCCGGAGCCGGAGCCGGAGCCGGAGCCGGAGCCGGAGCCGTAGCCGTCGCCGTAGCCGTAGCCGGAGCCGGAGCCGTAGCCGGAGCCGTAGCCGTCGCCGTAGCCGTAGCCGTCGCCGTAGCCGTAGCCGGAGCCGGAGCCGTAGCCGGAGCCGTAGCCGTCGCCGTAGCCGTAGCCGTCGCCGTCGCCGTAGCCGGAGCCGTCGCCGTAGCCGGAGCCGTAGCCGGAGCCGTAGCCGTCGCCGTCGCCGTAGCCGTAGCCGTCGCCGTCGCCGTAGCCGTAGCCGTCGCCGTAGCCGTCGAGGCTCGCCCCCTTCGGGGGCTCGCCTCTAAGGATTGTCGGGGTGCTCAACGCGACCATGGGGCATTCTCCCAGGCGGTGACGGCATCCGGCGAGCATTCGATAACGCTCGTGATGTCGCGCAGGGAGATGTCCGCAGCAGGGCCGACGCGGGCGCCCTTCACAGGGCCGAGTGAAGCAAGGCCCATGAAGCCTTTGTTCTCGGTCGGCCAGTAAAGGCAGTTGCGTGCGGCGCGGAGCTTGATGATTGCTCCATCCGTGTCGGCGGCAAAGCCGAAGAATACACCTCGGTGCTGTGTCGTCACGACAACAGCGCGCTCCTTGGACTTGCTGCGGTTCGGGTGGTTCGTCATTTTCACTTCTCCTGCCCCAGAAATCCGCGAGGCGCCGGAACTCGTCCGCTAATTGCGATTACTGGTTGAGATTGGCGCGCTCTGCTTCGAGGATCGCGCGGGCGATGATTTCCGGGATTTGCGGGACGACGGCGTTGCCGAGCTCACCAAGGCGGTCCACCCGATCGGGAACCCCATGAGCCACTCGACCCACGTCGGGTTCAACGGCCCACCAGCCTGCGTCGAAAGAGCCGTCCCGCCCTGTGGATATTTCCCCTTGCGGTGATGCGTGTCGTCCGCACAGGGCGTCGTCCATCTGATCCGCGCGGCGACAGCCTGCACCAACGTCCCGCCTTCCTTCGCCTTCGCTGGCGTCACCAGGCCGGCATTCCGGCCGAGTGACGCGGTGGGCGTCGGTAGCGGCTTGAGAAAGTTGCGCGGCGATCTCCCCGCTGAGCGGAGTGCGATGGCTTTTGTATTGCTCGCTTCCGGGGTCGGCAATAATCCAGACCCGATCTCGTCTGTGAGGAGCACCAACGGCGCTCGCCGGAATGCAATGCCATTCCGCGTCATACCCGACCGCGGCCAAGTCCCCGAGAACGGTTCCCATCCCTCGACTAAGCAACGCTGCCACGTTCTCCACAATTGCGTAGCGGGGTCGAACCACGCGAATGGCTCGAAGTAATTCCCGCCAGAGTCCCGAACGCTCGCCGGCAAGTCCGGCGCCAGTCCCGGCGAGGCTGATGTCTTGGCAAGGGAACCCACCGCAGATGATGTCCGCTTCCCCGGCCGAGAATTGGCGGGTTGTGATGTCGTCGTGGGCTGGAATGCCGGCCCAATGTTTAGCGAGGACATGCCGGCATCGCTCGTCAAGTTCACAGAACGCGACGGTTCGCATTCCGGCTCTTTCGAGTCCGAGAGAGAAGCCGCCGATGCCGGAAAATAGGTCGAGGACATTCATATTCCGTCCGTCAAATCGCGATCATCGGGCGTGTGTCGTGTCTGCGACGGCTGCGTCTGCAACAAACATTGCGCGCACTCGTTCGCTCGGTGGCACATCCCGGCTAAAGGTTTTCATCCACCGGCCTACGACGTGCGATGCCTCGTCACGGCCAACGCCAAATGCCTCCATGATATAGGGAGACGATCCGAACATATTGGTGGCCCCACTCTCCCTGAGTTCATCCAGAAAATCGAACATTTCTGTCCATCGCTTCTGCGAGTACTTTACCGGCGTGGCCATGTCAGTCGTCCGCTAATGTTGATGTTCAATCGTGTGTTGCGTCAGCGACCGCCTTCTTGCCTTTGGCGGTGATCGCCCACATGTGCGATCCAAATTGCGGGGGCACCCATTCGACCAGGCCCTTGATTTCGAGCGTCTTGGCTATCGAATGGGGCATGTTGACCGCGTAAGTGTCCGGGCCGTACATCTTGAGGTAGCCAAGATGCGTTGCTGAAAGTTTTGCGGTAGTCGTCATGTCGATCCTCTGTCACTATCGATCTAGCCGGCCATCATCAGGCTCGGCCGCGATTGAATTGCAGCACTCACCACCTGACACCCAAGTTCGTGATTGCCGGTGCAGCTCCACAAGCGAAGTGCAAACAAGATCGGGTCGATACCAATCCGCATCCAGAATTTCCGCTCGTCTCCGGTCTTGTGCTGTTCGTCGTGGTGCGTCTGGCACATCGGTAAAGTCCAATAGTCGTCTGCTTTGGCTCCGACGCCGGCATTGACCTTGACCACGCGGGCGTCACTGAAACGGATATGGCAGGCTTGGGACTCGATTTCATTGCCGCAACAAATGCAGGGCAGGGACCGGATGAAGCCCAAGTGCGCGTCGATCTTCTGACGGGGCATTCTCTGCATTAGGCTGCCCTAGCTTCGTCACCGAACGTCACGCCATGCCGTGCGCCGAACTCCATCATCAGTTCGATCATGTCCGACATTTCCTGTTTGGACAGGTCTGATGACGAGCGGCCAAGGTCCACAAATCCGTTCCCGTCGAGATTGGGGACCGCGTGCGTCTCGCGCTTCAGTGCGTCCATAAACAGCACCTTGTAGTCATCCGGTCGCAGTTTCTTTCCATGCCACGGCAACTGCATCGCAATGTCTGTAAGCATGGCCCACATGCGCGAGTTTTGTTCGACCGACCTCCGAGCAGCCTTCACCTCCACGCGCGCGCCGTCCGGTGCCGCAGCGATGGTGTTCACCGCGCGGATACGGTCGGCCTTTGTATGGAGGATGAAGTAATAGCGGCTCACGCGGCGGCCCTCTGGCCATAGAGCCGCTTGAGGTTGTCAACCTTCACGTCTATCTCATAGAGGAAGGCTTTGATTTCCTTTTCGAGATAGTCGATTGCATCCTGGTCGCGCGCCACTCTCGAAACAAAGAGGCGCATTTCTTCAGGCAAGTGCGGATCAAAAGATACAAAATCGCAGTAATCACGATCCGCGCAAGCCATCTGGAATTGCATCTGTGTGACATACTTTTCCGGCACCTTCTGGCCGAGCAAAGTGTCGATGTGGGTGGCCGTGTTGGGACATTTGATTTCGAGCATACCCGCGTCACCGATCAGACCATCCGGGGACGCGCCGGCCATCTTGATCTCGGGATGATGGACAAAGCCGATCTGGGCGACCTCGCAATCCGCCCTGAACTCGTAAGCAGCGCGCGCCAGCGGCTCCGTTTCCGTGCCCCACTGCATAGCGGAATTTGTAAACGACGCGCCCGGCTCGCCGGTCAATCGCTCGGCTATCAGCTCGGCCATGTAGTTGGTGCGGCTCGCGCCCCATCCGCTTTTCGTCTTGGCAATCACATCGGCCGCGCGGGACGCTGTGACCTTCCCGACGCGGATTGCGTGCCACTCGGGAGTGCCCTGGATCAATTCCGACATTACTTACCCCTCTTGCTTTCGAGCGCGGCAACCGCGCGTTTGAAGTCCTTGGCGCGGATATCTTCGAGGCTTTCCACGCCGATGTATTTCAGGAAGCGGGGAATATCGGCACCGACCTCGACAATGAGAGCCTGCAATTCCTTGACCTGGGCGGCACTCACAAGCTCGCCCGTATCGTTCGCCGCGTTTCCGTCGTCATCCTCGCCAACGGCAAGATTGAAGATCATTTGCAACAGGTAGCGGCGCCCGTAGGTGACGGCCGATCCGGTCGCGTGCGTTTTGGTCATCACGTCGCCGCCCTTGGCACCCTTACCATCGGCCGGCATGTCAATCTGATAGTGGCGCTTATGCCCGCCACGGTGCGACAGGTCACAGGTCACGCGGACCATGCTTTCGGCGGCAGGCTCAGTGTTGAAGGACAGGGCAAACCCCGCTTCCGTGTAGATCGGGCGCAGCGTCCGATCCAAGGCGGCATAGGAGGCGTACCGGCTCCTGGTCTGCGGATTGGCGGCATCGGCGCGGATGCGGCGCAGCTTCGATTGAGCATCGGCCATCGCGGAGTCAAATTCGCGCTCGGCCCGCTCCTTCTCTACCTGCTGGCGCATTTCCATGAGTTGACGCAGCTTGTCCACGTCAACGGCCGGGTCACGCGCGGCGCGTTCGATCATGCTGACGATAGCGCCCGCCTCCGATTGGACCGGGATAAGCTCGGCAGGGCCTTCCTGCCGCAAAGCGATAGCGCTCATTTGCTTCCTCCATACACCAGTGAACAGCTGTCTAAATCATCGTCTCGCAAGCGCAGTTCAGCGCTGATTGCCACTTCCTGAATGCGCCGGGCACTGGCTCGCATCAGCGCAAAGGCAAGGTCCAGCGGCTCGGATCGTGCCTGTTCCGTCATGTTGACGGCGT